TGTAGAGTATGCAAGAAAGCGATTGAAAGACAACAAAAGAGTTTATTATTCTTGTAGTTGGTAAAATAATAGGGAACCTTTATTGATTAGGTTAGTATAAGTAATAGAAACAAAAATACTTGCCATTGGTGTGCATTGAACAATGTGGCATAATAGTCTTTGCAGTCTGTGAAAGTCAGGCCAAGTATAAAACAAAAACAAAAGGAGAGCAGATGAATACGATTGAATATAAAAGAAATAAAAAATGGTATGAAAAAGCATTCAAATTGCTAGTGAATAAAAAAATAATAGCGGTTGGTTGGCAAAAATGGGATGCAGAAGATGAATATTCTTCTACAGGATTAGTATTTAAAGTGGATGATGGAACACAATTCTTTGTAGGTTGTGATGATGAAGGCAATGACGCAGGTGCATTACATTGGCAAGATGACAAAGATTATAATGTATTGCCTGTTGGTGTTGCTTCAGTAAATGAAATGAGAAAACAAAAGGAGAACAAATGAACGAATACGTAAACAAAAAAGACGCACAACAAAGAATAAATTATATTTTACTTGAAAGAGTAATATCTAATTTAGATGAGCTAGAAGATGATATGCGAGGTGAAGCAGAAGTAAACCCACACGCATACAGAGTAGGATTAAATAAATTAATACTAGAAAAAATAATACAACAAATTAATGTATAGAAAATAGTTGGGAACCTTTATTGATTAGGTTAGTATAAGTAATAGAAACAAAAACAAAGGAGCAAGAATGAAATTAGCAGGAAGTGGAATAGATGAAGTAAGACTATGGAATTTGTCAATGTCATTACAAGATGTAGTTAATGAGATGAACCAAATGCAATTACCCTTAGATGAGGAGGGACAAGAAAAGTTGTTCAATAAGATACAACGCATGAACGAAATCTATGGAATTATAATTGATATAATCTGTTGTAATCCTAAGATGACAGAGTTCTTAAAGGAGTATTCAGAAGGACAAATAAAAATTGACACGTATTGCGAGTAACAAATAAAACAAAAGGAGAACAAATGAACGAACAAAAAACAAGATACTTTAAACATAACATAGATGGTAGTGTCCAAGAGATTTGGGTGCCAATGTATTTAAATTATTATGAGGCAAAAGAACTGATAGAAACTATTATAGGGCAACCCCCAAATAAATTTCTACAAGAAAGTATAGGAGAAAAAGAATATCACCCCCATAAAGAAGAACACCCTGATTGGACTGAAAAAGAAATAAACTTTTCAAAAGAATTGTGGAAAGATTTTATGGATTGGTTTTGGGGTAATGGTAGATGGTATGATGAGTTTACAGGCTATAATATATCGTCAGATAGTGATAGTGTAAATGGTGCTTTTCATAAAAACTTAAAGTTTTTTGAGGATAGTTTAGAATTATACTTTGAAGATGTTAAAGAAAAAAGATGGAGAGATGGGAACAAAAAATAGTTAAGTGAGTATAAGTAATAGAAACAAAAACAAAAGGAGAGCAGATGAAAGTATATAGAAAAAACCACAAGAACGAAGTTATGAAAGCAGGTAGATATTACATAGGAGATTTATGTTATATCTTAGATGAGAAAGATTGGGGAGAGGTATGTGATTTAATATTTCCCTTTAATGAAAAACATAATCACAAAGATGTAGCTAATGTAGAACTTGGCGGAAAGTTTACATTAAAAAATGGAAAGATTATATCTTTGTATGGAACTGAACATGGAGATGGGACATATCATATAAAGAATATGAAAGATAATAACATAGGAAAACTTTATGTAGATAGCGGAACATTAGGTTGTGTTATGATACAAGATAAAAGTGAACTGCCTATGGGTAGTGGATTTAAGACGAAAACATTTAAAGAAGATTTTGAGTTGGACTATACCAATAGCGGAGAGATTGTATTTAAAAATCTTGATGGAGATTGGATAGCATATATACCAACAAAGTAAGACTTGGGGGTGGTGGATATTGTCGCTACTCTTTGCGAGAGAGTATTTGTTAGGGTAGTAAGTAGTGAGAGAAAATGTTATATGTGCGTCTGCGGATGCTAATAAGAATATCTTACTAGTTATTGCATAGCAATTATATTCAGAAACCCCCGCTAGATTTGAGGTGCAGATAGAAGAGGAAAACTGCTTAAAACATTCCTGACTTACGACTATTAATCTGTTAGGGGATTATGAAAAGTTAAGATAGAACAATGCCTTAAAAGATTTATGGGAACTTTATTTAATTAGGTTCGTATAAGTAGTATTAAAAGATATTTAAAAATTGGAGATTATAAAAAACTATACAAAGATAGTTTAAGTTGATAGGGTTGAGCAGACATAGCAATATATTGCGTTGAGGTTTGAATAAACTTACATTAACGGCTTTGAGTTTTCTGAACTTTGTAAATTCAGTTATCAATCGGAAGTGGGCGACGAGAAAGTATGAAAGCTTTATATAATCTTGGAGAGAAACTAAGAGATATAAAATAAGTAATATGAGTAAGCGTGGTTATATGACTTACAAGAGGGTATATATTAACAGGCGAGGTATGATTGAGGTTAAACAACGGAGAAAGAGATAGGTAAGAACGCTAACAACAATAATCTCCAATAAATAATTGGGAACTTTAATTAACAAAAGGAGTATAAGTAGTATGAATAACAAAAAAATAATACAGGCAATCAAAGAGTGGTTAGCAGATAATATAGTAACTGATGATGAAATTAGTGACATATCAGATGGGACACACGATATAGTGTATGGAAGAAAAGAGTTAGCAGTTTCTATGCTAGAAAAAATACATACATGGGAGAGATTTCCTGAAAACATAATAACAAGAGAGAAAAGATGAATGAATACAAAGCAAACCCCAACATAGAAACAGGTGGGACATACAGGTTCGGAGAGGTGATGTTAAAACCAGTGGAACTATTGATGGTGTTTGGTAAGCCACACGTTATGGATAGTTACAAGGTATCAGGTGAGTATCTGTTTGAACACAGAGAAACAGGAACACCAGTAACTTTATATGATTGGAAGTATACTACTCTGTATGAATCAGATGGTATTGAACCAGTAGATTTTTGGAAGTTAGATGAGGAGGTTCAGTTCAATATAGGTTCAAACAATAGTTATGCTTTTGGATTTGATGAATGGATAAAATCTTTTATTAAAGATGAGTTAAATAAAATAAACAAAGGAGAGAGATAATGGGTAAAATGAGTGAGTTAGATAGACAGAGGCGTGAATTACTTGAGGTATGTAGAGAAGTAGAAGTGGAGGAGCTAGTGAAAAAAGAGGAGCTAGTGAAAAATATTGATGATACCGACACTATACATATACCAGTCTATTATTCAATAGATGATGAGACAGGTATTACACACTACGATACAGATAGTATGCGTGATTTCTTTGATAAAGAAATCAAACAACTAGAAGACAACACACAAGCAGAGGTTGATGGATGGAATGAGAAACAACAAGACTATGCTATGGATAGCATGGCATAATGAATGACAATGGATTAGAAGCATTAAAAATAATAAAACAAATACAAGGAGAAGTAACAATGAATAAAGATAGTAAGCTAGACGAGTTAGTTAGCGAAGTCTTTAAAGAACTATACAATATAGAGCAACAAGTATTAAGGTTAAGATTGTTGCTTGGACATTTAGAAGAACGTGCTAAAAAAGACAGAGACAAAAGAAAAATATTAGAACATGAAATACTATGAAACTTAATTTAGTTTCATGCGTATAAGATATATAAAAAAAGAAAGAGAGAAAGATAGTGAGAGATTACACAACAGATAGTATTGAATCAAAATATAGAGCAGACATAGAAAAGCTTGGGACTTATTCAGTGATTATACCATTGGATAGAACAGACATAGGATGTTATGTAGAGGGGTTTGATGACATGGACAGAAAAGATAGTGATGAACTTTGTAGAGAGGTTATTAATGTATTAGAGTTTGAGATATTAGTAATGAACAATACAACCGAAGACAATACAAACAATAAGTTTATGACTTTGGTAAAGAATTGCACACAAAAAATATGTAGGATGAACAACTTAACATTCATAGATAAGGATAAGTTATTCTTATTAGGAGAGGCAAGTGCTTGATGTAAAAGAAATATATGCAGGATACTTAAAGAAACTAAATGAGGATAATCGTATCAACAGATACGAAGACAGGGAACATTGGTTCCATGCCTCATCCAGTGGAATGTGTATGCGTAAGATATATTACAACAGTGTAGAGAAAGTAGAAAGCACAGAGATAGATGAGAACACATTGAGGCTATTTAGACTTGGTGATTTGGTTCATGGGGATATACAGGATGCTTTAACTCTACATGGAGAGAAAGAAAAAGTAGATGTATTGATTGAAGAAGAGATACAGATACAGGACATAAATGTCAGAGGCTTCTTTGATATATGTATAGTTGATGATGATGCAATGTATGATATAAAAACGTGCAATAGTTTTAAGTGGAGGAACTTGTTTGGTAGAACACCTGACCCTGAACCTGCGGAGAATTATGCGTTGCAGTTAGGCACCTATGCATACTGGTATCAACAGAAGTATGATGTTGAATTACAGAAGTTGGCATTGATTTATTATAACAAAGACAACTCTTTAATGAGAGAAGTCAATGTCCCTAAGTCCTTTATTGATAAGGCTTACAGGTATTGGCAAGATGTGAATGAACGATTTAAAATTGGGATACCAGAAGTATCTTTAGGCACCGCACCAGTATATGAGTGGGAGTGTAATGTTAAATATTGTGGCTACTTCAACCACTGCGGAGGTGGATTGAAGGGTCAAAGCAAATGGAGTAAACGATAGATGAGTGATAAAGTAAAATTATATAGCCGTACTGGATACGGAGAGTGGAACGAGAAAGTTGTAGGTAAAGCAAAACAATTCTGTGTTCTTTGTAGAGATGCTCTTGATGTGCTGTATAAAAACGGCATAGCAATATGGACAGATGGACACAATGCAGAGCCAATGAGTAGTGGTAGGTGTTGTAACTATTGCAACGATACAAAAGTAATACCTGCAAGGATTAGATTAATTGCAGGAGAAGACCCAAAGATTGAGGGATTCTATGAAGACCTTCTTGAGATGGATGAACTTATGTCATCAGTTCAAAGAGTTTGGGATTTAGAATCTTCAAAGTTAAAGTTAAAGAAAAAAACAAAGGAGTAACAATGGCTAAAACATTAGCAAATGGAAGAAAAAAAGCAGTCAATACAAAAACTTATGCAACAGGTAGAAAGAAACATTCTAACATACCTACCTTAAAGACAGGTAGAGCGAGGATAACTTCAGCTAAAGGTAGACCAAGCAAAACTTTATATGTGTTAAAACATTTAGAGGAGCATGGGAGTATCACTAGTTGGGATGCTATACAATTATATAGTGCAACTAGATTGTCAGGTATCATCTTTACCTTAAAAGAACAGGGGTATGTGATTGAAACTACTGGCGGTGCAGGTAGAAACTTTGCTACATATCATTTAAGAAGTTAAAAATAGTTGGGAACTTTTTAAAGTTAGTGGCATATAAGTAGTAGTAAGCCAAAGCAATGGTGCCTTGGCTTAAACCAATAAGGACTTAAAAATGAACGAAAAAATAAATAAAAGAATCACTGAAAATTGGAACTTAATTAAATGGAAAAGTGAACAACGAAATGTAGAACAAGAGTTAATTAATTTAATTGAGAGAGAACAAAGCTTTTTAATTGATTTATTAGAAGATGAACAAGTAAAACAATTAAATAAACAAAGGAAAAAACAATGAGTGAAGATGAAGATAGAGGAGTGTTAGTCTGCTGTGATTGCGGTGGTTCACCTAGTAGTGAGCCTATGGAAGACGTAGGATGTAATATATGGTCTGCCCTATGTGCTGTATGCAGAGACTGGGCTGACTTTAAATATGAAAAAGACATGGAGGAAGAGAATGACTGAATTTGATAAAGCAATAAAGTTACAAAGAGAGATTGATGAGCTTAAAAAACATAATATACTAATTGGGATAGATGATAAACTAAAACAATTAGATAGCTTAGGTTATGAATACATGGAGCACAACATGACTTCTTCAATAAGAAAGAAAAGAAAATGACAAAAGTAATTGACAATGCTTGGGATATAAAAAAAGAAAAGCATTTAAACCCTAATAATATTATATTCAAGGACAAGAAGTATGTCAAGATATACAACGACATGAAAAAAGTAAACGATAAAATAAAGGAGAAACGATGAGAGTAGAAACAACAATGTCAGAATCAATCAAGAACTTAGCATCAGCACAAGTTAAAGTTCAACAAGAGATTGAAGACATGGCACACGACAGTAAAGGCTATGGATATAATTATACATCATACGATGCATTAGTTAAATACCTTAGACCATTACTAACCAAACATGGAATATCATTTGTTCAGATGCCAGTAGGCTCTAGCAGTGAGATAGGTGTTGAGACTTTGTATATGCACACATCAGGAGAGTGGATACGTAGCGGTATGATGACACCGATTGCAGACTCTAAAGGTATGAACATATATCAGTCTGTAGGTTCAGCTATTACTTACTTCAGAAGATACAGCTTATCAGCATTCGTGGGTATTGCTAGTGATGCAGACAATGATGTAAAGTCTATAGAGGTTGATGCTAAACCTATAAACAAACCTGCAGCTAAACCTAAAAAGGTAGTTAAAGTAAAGGGTGAACCAATATCATCCACCGATGCAGTGATATTACGTGGTATGTGTCAAGGACTAACTAGTGATACAAAAGAAAAAGTTAGAGAAGGACTTGAAAGTAATCGTATAAATGCATCTAACATTGAAGATACAAAGAAATGGTTAGAAGGATTGATTGATGCACAAGACACTACTTTATCACAAGAAGAAGTAGAGAAAGTTTTCAGTTGATTATAGATAGTCAAACACTTAAATTAAATCAATGAAGACAAAAACAGTAAAAATAAAAAAGAAAGTAGTAGGAAATGTAAAGGGTGAAACCTTTATTAGAGAATTAGATTCTTCTAAAGATTTCCTACGAACTCCACCAGCAATAACTTTTGATGAATTGGCTCTGTCAAAAGCTGAAGAGTTGGGTGCGAACAAAATAAAAGTTGAAGATACTTTAACAGGTATTAATTATTATTCAACTATCAATGCTGTCCGCTCTAGGGGTTTTGCTTTCAACAGAGGACTTGGTAGTCAGGTTGGTCTTGCACTATCAGAATGGAGTAAGAATGAAGAGAGCCAAGTTAAAATATTCGATAGCACAGAATAAAAAAGGTAATCATACCATGCTTTATAATGTATTGACTTGTAAAGATAGTTGGTTGTATGTCAAGTATTTTAAACTAGATAAACAAAAACAAATGTTAAACGAATTAGAAAAAAAGGATAAAGAATGAAATATAAAACATACTTACTTCTATTGTTTGTAGGCTTAGTATTTTACACTGGTTGTGTTTTTAGTAATAAACCTAATGTAAAGCTAGAGGCTACAACAGCAGAATATACACCTGAAAAGGTAGTAGAGGCAGAGGTGCCTGAAAGTCCAGAGCTAACACCTGAAGAAAAGGTAGAAGTTCAGGAAGAAATCAAGCAATCTTATAAAGAGATAGAAGAAACACTTGATGTTAAAAAGAAATCAGTAGAACAAATGCGTGACGATGTGCATAAAATCTTAGATGAAATCATTGAAGAAGATAGCAACGTAGTCATTTCATTTAATATGCAGATAAAAAACCCATTGGTATATGAAACAAAAGAAAACTAAATTAACATACAACGATATGTTAGAAGTAATGACATCTCTTAAACAAGAAATGTTAATAATGAAAAATGAAATCTTTAGTGTTCAATTTCTTATTAACTCCTTATTAGAGATGAATCAAGATGTAGATAAATTAACTGACTTTATAGAGGGTAAAATTGAAAAAGAAAAAGATGACACCACAACAGATGGGAAGAAGAAACAGGCAAAGGGGAGCAGAACTACAGAGACTAGCGGTAAACCTAGCTAAAGATTTTAACCTTGAAGCACACAACAGAGACAGGGGTGGAGCTTGTCATCCATTAGGAGATATATTAATTGATGGAAACTACTATGGATGCAAAATGCGTAAAGCTATACCATCCTATTTGTTACCTGAAAAGGAAGAGATAGGTGTAGTAGTAAGAGCAGATAGAATTAAACCAGTAATACTTATTGACTTAGAAAGATATTTATTAATGTTAAAACTTTTGAAAGAGGCAGAACATGGAGATGAGAGCATTGATAAGCTTGTATAAGGATTTATACAAAGCAGGTAAGATAACTGGTGCTGGAGTAGAAAGACATAATGAATTGGTTAAAAAATATAGAAAAAAACTTATGGAGTCTTATGATTCTAAAACAGGAAAAAGAATCAAAGCAATTAAATTAATAGAGGTAAAGAAATGAAAATTAACTACAAAGATATATCAATAACATTTAAGTTTAGATTAGAAGAACTAGAGAATATGATAGAGGTATATACAAGACAACCAAAGAAGTGCGTTCTTGAAGATGGTATTAGACAAGACCTTAGAAACATAAGAATTAAAGTAGAAGAAAGAATTATTTTAGAAAAACAAACAGAAGAACAAAGGCCACCTGAAGATATGAGAGAGGCTTCAGCTAACCCTACATCTGTTGAACACATAAAGGAGACAACTAATGAGTGATTATGTACCAAAACCAAATACAGCAAACCTATTTCATAATGATGTAGGTGACAATCCAAAAAGACCTAATTGGAAAACAATAGGGACAGTAACTTTTAATGGAGTAGAAGGATATGTTTCAGGCTGGAGTAAGAAAGCAAGCAATGGAAATGATTTTATATCTATTGTCTTTGAAGACAAAGAAACTTACGAAGCTAAAAGAGGCGGAGCAAAACCTCAACCTAAAGAAGCTGCACCACCTAAAGACGATATGCCCTTTTAACACTTAGGCTAGTAGAATATTTTCCGTATAAAATATCAACACAAGTGCTAGCCTAAAACTTTAATAGCTGTCAGATGTTTATTGTTATACAGTTAGTTTTTTCCTTTTGGTCTGACAGCTAACATTGGGGTAATATAGTATAAGATTAAACAATTAAAAAAGTGAAAGGAATACTATTACTTTTGATATTGTTTGCAATACTAAGGTTGGCTACCATTACCCCATAAAAAATTATGAAGAACAACGATAAAATATTACGTATGATTAAGCAGCGGCTAGATATAGGTGCTGCAAAGTATGGGGAACAAGTTCCTATTGATGGAAGTAGGGACAATCTTAAAGAAAGTATAGAGGAATTGCTAGACCTATGTGTCTACTTGTCCGCTGTTGCCCTGGAATTGCATGAAAAATACAAAAATGATGAATGACGCATTAGCTTGTAGCTTCAGGGCATTCAGTGTAATTAATCGATAGTTATATCCAATAGAAAAAGTTATGGCCGTATAGGCCTATCCTCGTGAGGAGAATTTTAGAAAAGTGTAGAAAAAATTAAAGAGTTGTTATTATTTATCTGAACTCCATAAAATCGTAATCATTTTGATTTAATGACATACCTCTTTTTTTTAATGCTTTAATAATACTAGGATTTCCTATTTCTGTTTTTAATAATTCAGGATATTTTTTTGTAATGTCTGCAATATTATCTCCTTTTAATATAGTAGCATACGCTGAATCAAATCCCCTTTCAAAAATACTTACGTTATTTCCAGGGCTAATTCCTTTCTCAAAATTTTTTATTCCTGCAAACGGAGATTCTATATTTCTAAATCCTATATTAGTATCACTGACAAGACTTGTTTTCGTAGGTCTTCCTGTACCTATATTATAAAGTTTCTTTAAAAAATAATCATTGGAACTAAAAACTCTAGCATCTCCAGGAAAAAACTTTTCTGACATTTTTTTAATCTCATCTACTGGTACTTCATATTTTATAATTTTAATAGGATTATTACCTAAATTAGATGACATATTATTTGCATACCACAATGCAGTTTGAGGGCTAGTCGTTGCATACATATGAACATTTGAAATTCCAGCTGGTCTACCCATAGCATCTATTAAAGCAGGGTCTTGCAAAGGGTCAAATCTCATTGGGTTTATTCCTTCAGAAGCTTTATAACTTGATGGCACTAACATTTTATCTGGAATCTTATCTTGAGCAAAATAAAATCTTTCAAGTTTAACTGGCTCACCCCAGTCAGCAACATTCTCTAGTGGAATATCTCTTATTATTTTAGAATCAGGAACAGTTCCTTCTATTCCTTTATAGAAAGTAACGAACTCATCTCCAGATTTTTTAGCAGCTACCGCAGCAAGTCTTGTATTAACAGCAGCACCAACAAAAGGAAGTATTGCAGCCATTGATAATGCTGCATCACCATACTTTCCTTCTAGTCCATATAACATAGCATCTGTAAAGTCAGCAATAGCACCAACGGGTCCAGGAGTAAATCCCATACCTGCTAATGCAATATGAATATTACGTCTGTTATTATTTTTAACCGCATTTTTTTTAGCACTTGTAGCTTCTGCTGTGTTTAAACTTTCTGCAGCAGCAGTGTAATTAAACGAAGGAGAACCTACTAAGTCTAACATAGTTATTTTCTTTTTATCTGACACTTACTATTTACCTTTTATTTTCCTGTATAAAAATTTCATTGGTAATCCTTCATCTAATATCATTTCGTTTATCATGCCAGGACTGGCATTTTCTTTCATTTTAAAACTATCTGAATTTAGTTTAGAACCTGTTATAGGATACTTCCTACTTCGCAACTGTCCATCTAAACCTACTGATGTACCCCCCTCTTTATATGAGGTAAATTTAAAATCAAGTTCATCACTAAATTCTTTTACAAACATATTATCATTTCCTCTTAATTTTCTATTTTGAATTTGTTTTCTAAGATATGATTTAGGTACCTTGAAATGTAATACTTCGTCACCATAACTACTTGCTTCTTTAAAATTTGTAGAAGCCCATACCATTCTTGGGGTAGTATATTCCTGACTTACTTTTGTATAGTCGTAGAATTTTGTTGGCTGCACAAATTCGTTAAAAGGATTTTTAGGAATTTCTTTTGCACGACCATAAAGGTCATTTCTCCCAAAGTAATCTGTTGGTAAGGTATCTTCTTTTATTGGTATAAAACCAGGTTCAGTTTTAGTACGTCTTATATTTTCAATAGTATTACCAGTTCCAGCTTGTCTTGAGTATGTAAAATCTGCGTATTTACCACTATAATTAGCATCATACAAATCATCAATATATTTTGCTCTTGAATATCCCATCTCTTTGTATTGCTTTGGTCCTACTCTTCTTTGTATATTTGTCAATGATAAAGGTATTTCTCCAGTTTTTTTATATCTTCTAAATAAATTCATACCATCTTCTGGGTTAGGGACTACTCTTTGAAATATATATTCTAATTGTACATCATCTAACTGTTTAAAAAACCTGTGCTGTCTTCCAACTGCAAACTTTTGCCCACCTTCTGTTATAACATTATGTTTTATAAATTGAGATTCAAATCCGTGGTACACATCTATTAGCTTTTCTCCAGATTCCTCAGCTAACTTCATACCTCTTTTAGCAGCTACTGCAGCACCTACTACAGGCAGGATAGAAGCATAAGATAACGCTGCATTTCCGTGTTCACCTTCTAAGGAGTATAGTACACCATCTGTTAAATCAGCTATACCACCAGCTATTTCTGTGACAGGTGCAGTTACAGGGGAAGCTATACTAGCACCAGCTGTAGCTAAACCAAAACGTTGTAATGCTCTGTGAATTTTTTCTCTTCTATCTAATTCAACCACATCTTTCTTTGTCTTTTTAGTTACACGAATAGCATCTGCTGTATTCAAAGCATCTGCAGCAGCAGTGTAATTAAACGAAGGAGAACCTACTAAGTCTAACATAGTTATTTTCTTTTTATCTGACACTTTCACCTAAACGTTTTTGATTCTTTTTTCTAATTAATTCATACACATCAGCAACTGATGGTTCTAATATAGGATAGTCAGGATTAGCTGTGTTCCAATTAGTTAATACTTGTCTAGCTTTTTTATCTCTACCTTCATAAACTAATTCAATAATCTCTTTATTGATTCTAGTTCTTTGATACTTTAGCTTACCTTTTGTTTGTTCGGCAGATTCAGCTCTCTTTGCAATATTATTCATATTACTACCAAGAACTTTACTATATCTTGTTGTTGACCTACGAAGTGCACCAGCTACTCCATAATCACCTGACTCATTCATAAGCTGTGATGTTGCAGTCCAAAGTTTTTCTATATCAGACATAATAACTGGTGTAATAGTAAACCTTAAATTTTGCATCTTACTTTCTGCTGCTAAAAAATCTCCCATAACACCCATAGCACCAACCGCAGCTATTCTATCAATAACATTTTCTGCATTACGAAAATCATAATCATCTCTACCTGATAATTTTTTTTCTATAAAATCGTATGAGTGAAGTAAAGCAGTCCCACCTACATTAGCTGCTACCGCAAGTCTCATTATGGGCATTACATTACCATAAGATAAATCAGTTCTTAATTGGTCTTTAATAAACTTAGCCTGTTTTAATGGGAAGCTTTTTAAAACTACAAATGGTCTGAACTTAGGATGTGTCATCCATAACAATTCTTTTGTGTGGTTTCTAAGTAGCTGCGTATCTCTACTATATCTAATCGCACCACGAGTAAGTTGCTCTGTAGTTAAATCTTTACCATTGAATATAATACCATAGTCATTTTGTAGTTTATCTTTAGCCCAAGCCTCTCTTGCTTTTCCAGCAGTTGTTTCTTTTCTAATTTTATCTCTTACACTTTTAGGCATTCCTGTGCCAGTGAATAATCCTGACTTACCTTGTGATATTTTATTTAAGTATTGCATCATATCAACACCAATAGAAGCAGCAGTGTATGTGTTCATTCTATTTGCAAAATTAAAACCAGAAAATTGTGTTGCTTTCATAGCAATTTTTTCTGATAACGTTTGTCCAGGTTTAAATCCAGATAAAACTTCCATGTGTTGAATGTTAGAATTTCTTGCAATTCCAGCATCTTTAAGAAATTTACCTCTACCCTTACTAACAAATGTTTTCCCCCAACCTGAAAGTCCAACCGCATAATTAGCACCTAACAAACTTGAAATCATGGGCTGAAATACATTAGCAAGTGTAGCAGTACCACCTGCAATCTTAGTAGTTATTTGCCATTGAGTTGCAGTTCTAAAAGCGTTTTTAACAGCAGGGCTATAATTAAAGTAAGGCATTGTTTCAATGGCACCTGTTGCTCTAATTAATACATCTGTTAAAACATTAGCACTTAATTGGTCACCTTTTAATTCTAAGTCTCTTATCTTTTGTTCAATTCTTTTATTACCTACTCCTAAAAATTTACCTCTAGCTAATTGGTCTGCCCAAGTATTAGAATAATTAAGAAAGTTTGAAACGCCATCTGTTTCAAATATATCACTTGAATATTTTTTTAAATTTTTATCCCAGTATATATATGTTTCTCTACCTTTCTTTAAATTATGAAATGTTTTTTTGTGGACAGAGTTTAAATCATTTCTAATATTTAAATATGCTCTGTAAAAATCATCTCCAGATGATTCTTTAACAAAAGAAAGATACTCTCTAACTCCTTTATTGGAATTGTTTTTTATTTCTTTTTCAATTCTTTGTTTTAAAAAACTTGCTTCATCTTTTGTAAACTCTCTACCTGCTCTTACAGCATCATCTAATCCAGGCCTATCTTTTAACATCCTCATTCTAAGCTCTGTAAGTTTATCTTTTACATCAAACCTTAAATCTCTCATAGCATACTTAGCTATAAACGGTGCAATCTCTGAGTCTATTTTTGCATACTGTTCGTACATATCTGTCATAGCAGCTCTTAGTTTTTTAGCCACATCATCTAATTGATTATCTGGTAATAACTCTAATTGTTCTGTTAATTTTACTCTATCGTCTTTTGAAAGCTTACCAAGTTCTTTTAAACTAATATTATGTTTTTTAAATATCTCTCCAAGTGCAGCATCTTTTTCAACATGATAATCGTCTAATAATTTCATAGCCTCTCTTGCTCCTGGTAAAGCACCTTTTCTAGTGACAGTAGATTCAGGTGAAGCAAACGGTGAGTATTTCATATTAAAAAATGTTGGTAAAGTTTCTGTTCTAAAAGTATGAAACCTGTTAAAAATATTTTTATCTACTTTCTTTTCAATATCCATTGCCTTAATATTTCTTTCAAGGTTTGAAATATATCTTTGTCCCTCAATTAATCTTACTTGTTCATATTTTTGTTTTGGAGACATTTTAGATAAGTCACTTTTAATTTTTAAAGTAGGGAACTCTTTAACTCCTTCATTAATAAGCCTATCAAGCTGTGCTACTGGAGCATCTTTACCTTTTTCAAATCCATACTCTTTGAAAAACTTATTCTTGTTCATTTTTTGACTGATTGTTCCATCTAAAGATTGAAACTCTACAGTGTTTTTTGTTTGTTTTGTAACTCTTACTCCACCATCTTGTCCAAAAAATATCTGTGGTTTACCAAGAGATACAAAAGCTTCTTGTTCTATAAGGTCATCTCTAAATTGTTTTTCTTTTGTAGTAAGTGCTCTGTTACCAAACTTTCTTTTAGATGATTCTATATTTCCTGATATGCTTTTACCTATTCCAGAAAGACCTCCACCCAATACTTTAACACCACCAAGAATACCTGCAGTAAATGCTAAATCTTGTGGACTAGGTAGCAGTCTACCTTGTTGAAATGTATATGGTTGTGTAAACCCAAGAACTTCTCCCCCAAGTCCAAGAGTGCTTTTTAACATATTGGGTGCTTTGTTTCCTACAATATTAGTACCAGCTACTTTACCAAACTTACCTAAACCTATGGAAGCAGCACCAACCAAAGAAGCATTAATTGCTTGAGCAAAATCTACATCTTCTTTTTCTATTTTTTGATGTAGCATATCGTGAGTACCGCTAACAATACCTAAACCACCTGCTTCATTAATAAGTCTATCACCTTTAGTAATAAATGTTTCAGTAAGTTGTTTGTTTACACGGTTTAAATAAGCAGGTCTAGCACCATTCTCTGCTAGTATTTTAGTAACTTGATTAGTTGCAGCCTGAACATTCTTTTTACCAACTGTTTTTGCAATACCTCCAACACCTATTTTTGCAGCAGTACCACCTACAAAGAATGTAGGTAAGTCTAATACAAGAGCTAAGGCAGTAGAACCAACATCAAACAATGTTCCTTGTTCAAAGTTTGACAAGTCATATCGTTCTCCTTTATTTATTATTTGGTCTACTAAACCATATGTGCTTTTATTGTAGGCTTCCTTGAATAGGTTATTAACATAGCCAGGCATACTAATTTTAATTGGTCTGGGTGCACCTTGGTATGTTCTTTGAGATTTTGCTTTATCTAAGTAGGCATTTGCAACTTGATTGATATATCGTGTATTATCTGGCATATCATTGCTGTAGTCGAACTAATTTTCGTCTTGCAGTGTCTTTCATTTGTTCAGTAGCAGAGTCACTATTAATTGTTCGTGTTAAAGCATTTATTCTGTTTTGATTAAAAGGTTCTACAATTTGTTCAGCTGTAGGTAAAGTTACTTCTCCTTCTATAGACAACTTAAGATTACCTTCTTCTGTTCTACTTACAAAAGGTTCTATACCTTCATCTATATCTGCTCCACTAATTTCTAAATCTACTATTTCTTGAATTAATTCATCTTCTGTTTTTAATTCTTCTGAAAGGTCTTTTACTTGAGAATTTACAACTGGACCAGCATCTGACTCCATCATAGAATCCATCTTATTAGTTCCTATTTCTTTTTCAAACTTTACTTTACGTTGATTTCTTTCTTGTTGTACAATGTTTAAACCAGCTGAAAGAGGATTCTTCACTTGATTGTCTAAATTTTTTATCTCTGATTCTAACTCTAATAATCTTTCAGAATATGTTAATAAATCTTGTTCTAATAATTTTTTTTCATCTTCACCTATTTCTGGTGGTTGACCATCTGAAGGTCTTAAGATTGCATTATCAAATGCTTCTATGTCAGCTGCAGCATTTCCTGCTGATTCTCTAAGACGTTGCCTTTCTGATTCTTTTGCTACTTTCTGTACATTCAACGCATTTATAAATTCTAAGTTTTGAAATTTTTTCATAGCCTCAGTTGCCACACCATCTACTGTTTCTAGGTAAAAACTATCTGGATTATTTTTAATTTTTTCCCATCCAGAAACAATTTCTCTCCAATCTGAAGTTGTTGGGTCTATTGTTTGCATATCTTGTAAAATTATTTTTTCTGAATTGCTAGTAACCCTATCATATTTACCATCCATAGCTGCAACAATTTCATTTAATTCCATTACGCTTGCAAGTTCTCTTTTATCTGAAAGATAAGGAAATTGTTTTTCATACTTTAAATACAATTCATAGTTGTCACGTTTAGCTTTTTGTTCTAATTGTTTTTCAGCAATTCTTTCTTGTGCTTCTATCTGTGCACGCTCTAATCTATCTCTTGTAGTGCCAAATATAGAGTCAACGATATTAGTGCTTGGCTCTTTATAACTAACATTTATATCTCTAGTTAATCCTTTTCCGTTAGCCATTAGTAGTTCCCTCCTTGCTGGTTTTCTAATATAGATGTAATAAAGTCAGTCACTTGTTGTTGAGAAGGATATGCAGTATTAGTTCCATAGTATTCATTAATATAATCTTGTACATTTGCAATTTGTGAATCATTTAAATTGAAGTTTTCATATTGTTGTGAATAGTTTGGAGCAGTTATCACTTCGTTTGCACCACCTGTTCCACCTTTTAAGTATTGTCCTAAGTCTACATTAGCATCAAGTAAATCATTTCTAGCAGATGATAAACCAGATTTAAGAGTATCTATTGTTCCTGATAATAAACTATCTAACGATGATACATATTGTCCTTCAGCTCCCATTAGTTGACCTTGTAATACATCTTCTAATGTTTCTCTTGCTTGTTGTTGTCTAACACCTTGTCTACCACCCATTAATCCAGAAGTGCTAGATTGTGCATTCATATCTAATAAAGTTCTTGCTTCGTTTGATGCTCCAGTTGCTACATCCCCAAGCATCATACTTCTTCCCTCTTGAAGGTTTCTTAGTTTTTCTCCAGTTCCCTGAAAGTAATCTCCAAATTGTTCTACGACTCCCATCTCTAATAAGGTGTCACGTAATCCATCTTTATTAGTTCTTACATCTGAGATGTTAAAACCCATTAAGGCTCCTATTTCGTCTACATCTAACTTAAAGTCAGATAAAAAGGTTTTATATTGGTCTGCTTCATTAGGACTTAACCCAGAAAGAAACGAAGAAAATAAATCTGATGTCGGTGTAAAGAATGAACTACTATCTGGTGCTCCACCAGGCAAGGTTCCCATCATACCACCTGAAGTATCAGATGTTTGTTGCCCTCCTGTTTGGTCTGGGTCAATAGAAAAATTATTTCCAAATCCAAACATTTCAGATGAGTTTTGTAACCCTTGATTTTGCATTTGATTTTGATAAAAACTAGGAGCACCAGCTTGTACTGGCCCTGATTGATTCATTGAAGATAAAGGTTGTTGGAATCCTTGCATTGCAACCTCTGAGGTTTGTCCTATTTGATTGTCTAAGTCTGTATTAAAAGATTGCATACCACCGAAAGGTTTCATCCCTTCCATAGGATTTAAATTCATTTTTTTATTTCTTTCTTTTAACTTTTCAAGAGGAGCAACACCTAATAAGCTTTTTAAATTTATTGCCATTATTCTGTACCTCTACCTTTCAAGTCAAATTGATTTTGTTCCAAGAAACGTAAGAGAGCTGCAGTAGCATCTTCTGGCATATTTTGTTGAGTTGTTTTATCAATATAGGAAGTTGGGTCTGATAAATAATCTCCAGCTTCTCCCATAAATGATTGGAATAAACTGTCACTTTTAAAACCTTCTGGATTTTCTAAATACTCATCACTAAATACATCAAATCCTTCTACATCTTCAAACATAGGAAAATTTTCTCCCTTTTTAAATACATTTAGTGGATTAAACTTTTCTTTAAAAGAGTCAAACTTATCTTTATATTTTTCAGTAGCATCTTTAAACTCATCACTCTTCATTACTTCACTAATAATTATATCTAGTCCCATACTTTTAAGACTGTTACTAGCTTTCATATCTTCGGTTGATTCTCTTAGAGCGTCTTTTACATTTCTGCTAATCTCATCTCCCTTTGTTTTAAGATACTTTAGTTTTGTTGTATTAATTCCTGGAGATGAAAGCAAAGTGCTTCTTTTTTTATCGTCTACTAAAGCTGCAGTAGCATCAAAAATTAAATCATCGAATTTATTAGGAGTAAGTTTTGTTATAAACTTAGCAGCTTTTCTTACAAAACCTTGGCTTTTAGTATTTTTTAATTTATTAAGTTTGTTTTGTACCATTTTTTCTATCATAATGGTATCTTCAGTTCTTAGTTTTAAAAGTTGTAAAAGATTATTTTCTTTAGCTGTACTAAATTTAGTTTGATTTTGATATGTTCCTCGTGCATTATACATAAATGTATTCCCTAGGTGTTTGGGTTAAATTTACAAATTTGTCGTCAGTCAAGTCAAGAACTACGACAGTAAATACCCTATTAGTGTTTGTATTATTATTCATATTACGGTATTAATATTTTTCCTGCGTTGCTACCAGTTGTAATTATTTGAGTTTCTCCACTTGCAACCGAATCTCCGTCTTCTGCTAATTTTATAAATGCTTTTTTTCCAGAACCAGCTCCAATCCTAACTCCTTCTTTAATAATTTTAATAGCGTCTCTTTGAGGTTTCTTTATATCAGAAAACTTTGCAAATGTTTTTAATTCTTGTACTTCTGGACTACTATACTCTAGTTCAAATATTTTACCAAATTCTTTTCGTATTACTTTTAGTCTTCCTTTGTGGTATTGTAATATCTCTTCACCATTTTTCATTTGATTAACAGATACAGGTCCACGTTTAACTTGTTTGCTTGTTCCAGATACTGCTCTTCCTTTAACTAGTGTCATTATCTTACCCCCCTAGACCTATAGACTATTGCTATATCTTGTATTTCAAAATCAGCTTGTGCATCTCCTGCTATCTTTATCTGCAATGACTTCTTTTTAACCCTAGAGCCACTGGCTACTTGAAACTTTGTAGTTACCATTGAACTACTTGTTGAAAATGTATTAGAATCAAAGATATTTGTTGTTGGTGCAGCACCTTCAAACCCACCAGTAATAACTAAATCATCTGCATTCTTATGTGTTACATAAACTGAATAAAACTTTTTATCTACTGAAGGTTCTCCTAAGTCAATCTCTCCAGTTTGTATATCTATTGTTTGTGCTTGCGGAGATGTGTCAAATCTTTTAACGGTATACACGTCATTACTACCTGCTCCAGCAGTTGTTCCTGTGGTTAATTCCATACATACTAGCTCTTGGTTGTAAGTAACTAAGTTAGTTGTCTTCTTACTTACTAAAGTGTTAGTATCATTTATATTAACAAAAGACTTTGTTGCAATGTCATATATATATCCTTTACTGTCAGTAGAACTAGAGTCTCCTATAACTAGTATTTGATTTTTCTTAGGAATAAATCCAACAGCACAGTTCGTTCCAACAATATTTGTTGCCCATGTATCTTCATCTATAGCTCCACTTAACGTAGATATGGTATCTGAAAAGCTAAACATTCCATTTTCATTTACCCATACTAATCCTAAATCTGATTTACATACAGCTGCAGGATGGCTGATACCTCTGTTTTCAAACTCTCCTTCTACATACCAACCAGCATCAGAACCAGATGCAATATTAATAATAAATAGTTTATTCTTTTTGTATACAAATAATCTATCTGAGAACTCTATAATTTTAACTATAGCGTCACCATCGTTTGTTCCTACATCTAAGTAATATGTCTGTGGAAACGTATCATACTTTCTAACAGGAGTATATTGTATTCTATCTCCCATTTCTTTTGTTACGCCTTCGTCATTCACATACAATACATTACCTACAAATGCTCTTTGATTAGCAACAGTAGCTGTCTTATATGAAAATGCTTCAACTCCATTGAATGTAATAGCTTTTTCTTCTGGTGCAAATCCGTTAATAGTAGAATAGGTATCTAATCCAGGTGATTTGATAGAATAGGCTCTAGCATCGGTCTCACTGTTATTGGTGTCATTGGTTACCACATACCCTGATTTGTTTATAAAGGCATCATATTCATCCGCTAAGGACAATCTAGAACCTTTCTCAAAGTTAACATCAAGTAACAATCTATATTCATCATCTGGATTATTAAAATTCTTTGCATATATTCTCATTCCTTGTAAAAAAGAATTTAAACTATCATCTTTAATAGACATACTAGCTATAAAGTATTGAGCATCTGCAATAGAAATAGGGTCTGCTATATTAGTTAACAATGATTCTTGTCCACCAAAATATACATAGCTAACTCCAATAGCATAGTTTCCTTCTGGCCATAGTCCATCTGTTTTAGAACTACTAGAGCTCATTTCAATTCTAAAATCATCCCCAGAAGCAGGGTCTACCCCATCTTCTACATTAGAAGCAGGGTCTACTGGTGCATGAAATGCTCCAGAGTTTAAGGTAAAGTCTGCAGCATCTGGTGCTATCAACCCTCCATTATAAAATTTCATTTGGTCTGTTACTGCTGCCGCATAAACATCTGGGTGGTCATCATTAGTCCTTTCAATCCTAGCTAATACTATCTGTTCGTTTCCTGTATTACCAAAGTCTGAATCTGCTATGCGTAATCCACCATCAGCATAATAATATACTGGTTGTGCGTCTGTTGCACTACCTGAAGCTAGTAAAGTAGCAGAATCAAATACTGCTGCACTACCAAATGTAGCACTAGTGCTTAAAAACACCTCTCCCTTTGGAGATGTGTAAGCTAGATATTCTGCAGCTGCGGCTCCACCGCCTGGTGTGATGTCACTACTAAACTTAAACAATCCATATCCTGGTTGTATTGCAGCGTCACCATCATCTGTTAAGGTAAATGAACTACTAAGGTTGGCAAGCTTTCCAGTGGTAATTATCTTACCTAGGTGCCCTACATTTACATTAGTAGCTTCTGCTAAGAAGCCTTGTTGTAAGTCTTTAGCAGAGTTTTTATTATTAAGCCCTGCGTCAAACCTTGCAATATTAAATGCTTGTTTTGCCATTAGTTTATTCCTATTATTTTTTTATCGTTTGGCATATTCGTATAATTCTTTACATCCTTTTACAGATAGTTCTACCATATAACTTGTGATTAAAAACAGTAATACTATTCCTACTGCTAACACCATAAGAAAGAATGAAACAGCAAGTGTGAGCGTGTAGGCTAAAGCCGATACACACTCCACAACCCATTGCTGTAAGCTTTTAGATGTTTTAGATTGCACCTTTTGGTCAAGACTGTTAAAAACAGATTCTAAATCTTTGGCCAACTTACTTAATGTTTGCATTAACCGCAACCGCATCCACATTCACAATTCATATAGTTCTCCTATTTCTGTAATGATTTTTTAACTTTTTCCCAAACTTTATTATCTAGTTTATTAGATGATAGTTCGACTAAATAGTCTCCTACTACTAGTAATATAGAAATTAAAGTTTCTTCGCTTACTACTTTTTTTAATAAGCTTGCTATTGTTTTACCCATTTTCTTATCCCTTCTTCGTTTGTTTATCTTGACCAATTCTAAGTATATCTTACTTTCCTTGACCCCTGTATTTCTTTTTGTAATACGACCCAATTTTAGAACCTCTTTTAGTATTTTTGCTATTCCCTTGCCTTGTTTTCTTTGGTCCGTTGCTTCTTCTTGTTTGAGATACGAAGCCTTTTCTCATGCTCTACCTTTTACTTTTTCCCAGCTACGCATTCCTGACATACCAAGAAGACCATATAATAAAGTGGTCATTGTATTCATATCAAAGTTTGGCAGTTGGATTTCTACACCTCGACTAGCCATAATAAACAATAAAAAGGGTTGTAATATATAATGATAACCAAATGCAGCACATAGAACCCACCCTAGAAAAGGTCTCCATCCACTTTTAAATACATTATCAGAGCCTGCTTCCACTTCATTTATTTTCATTTGGGCAGCATTCATCTCTCTTAATAGCTCTGCTTTTTCTGTTTGGTCTAAAGTAAAATCATCTACTCTTCCAGCAACCTTATCCATTACATTGGTTATAACTTTTAATCTACTCATAATCTTTTCTTCCTAGGGAACCCTAATAGGGTAACCCTAATACCAGTCCCTTGAAGTAGTCTTCAAAGATAACTGGTTATGACCTTTTTGTCAATGTTTTTTTAATTTATCTACACTTCCAACGTCTACGTGCCTGTCTAATTCTTGAATTAGGGTCGTTTCTAGTTGCAGCAGAACTTCTTTTTAGTTGCCCTAAAGACCTTGCACAATAAGACCTTCTTCTTTTAGCTTTCTTACTACCTGGCTTTACTTTACCAGTAACAGCAGTTTGTAACTTACTTCCAGGGTTTGCTTTTCTATAAGCAGCTACACCTTTTTTAGTCATCCCTGCACCATCTTTAGTCTTTCTATAGTTAGGACTTTTACCTGTAGTAGTTTTTCTTATAGCCATTATGCTCTTTTCTTATTGTTTTGTTTCATAGCAAATGTTCTTACGTTTGTTGGCTTACCGCCTACGCCTTGTTTTTTTGCTCTTTTTCTTTGTACAGCACTTTTCTTTTGTGATGCTGACATAGTTGCTGCCTTAGAAGAAGGTACGCATTTAGGATATTTTCTTTTACTACCCTTTGTTGATGAGCGACCACATTTCTCATGTCCACCACCTTTTTTCTTTGAACCTATATCTACCCAGTTCTCACTAAACCACTTCTTAAGACCGCCTTGGTAAGCCATTAATACTTACCACCACGTTTTTTATATTCTCTTACTAACCAAGCATTTGCATATGCAGAAGGATATACATCAAACTTACTCTTTGCTGCTGACTTAACCCTAGAGTATAAAGCTTTATTTTTAGGAGTAGGACTACCTTTACGTTTCTTTTTCTTAGCCATTAGTATATCAACCAGTTAAGTCCAACCTTCGATTCGTATGATTGTACGTCATACATCGAAAGAAATCTTCCTTCTAAAAATACTCCAAACTTATTAGTAAGCTTCCAACCATATACCATTCCTAAGTCGTAATCCATGCCATTCTCGGCTACTTCATAGTTAAAGGCATAGTCAGACATACCTTTAGTTACTGGATAAGCTGTAACCCACATATGCAACCAGTTCTTAGGTGTGTATTTATAATAGTCTGCACCTACTGATAAACTTAGTTCGTTCTGGTATCCTAACTCTTTTGCATATTCTTCATTATATTGTTTAACAATCTCTCCATAAACTTGTTTATAGAATTGTTCATCTGTATTAGCAACAAGGTTTCCTTCTGCATCATACCATTTAAAATCAAAGTAGCTATATCCATATTGTGTGAATTGTTCTACAAACTCATCTGAATAACCATAGAAATATGCAAACTCCCAAAAAGGTGTAGACTCTTCTATGTCAATTCCTTGTTCAGCCCACCATAAATCAATAGGTCTAAAGTCTAAGTATGCTGGATGCATTCTACCAGCTACGCCTAATGATAGTGCTAGATTACCTACATCCTTTTTGTAACGCATATCTAATGCTGCAAACTCTACATCTTCTAATCCTCTGGAATCATAGTTAGCTTTTACTAAAAAATTCTTTCCCATATATCGTAACATATATTGTTCGTTTACAAACTCTTCTTCAAACTCTTTGTGGTCAGAGTATTGTATTACATACTCCCAGCCAGTAGGTACATTACCAATAGCAACACTTTCATTAATAGGTGCTTCATCTCCTGTGTACCAAACTTCTGGTTTATTCTCATAGCCAAACCTTGCTAGTTTTCTAATACCAAATGTCATAATAGTGTGGTCATCTAGTTCTTCTTGTAACTCTTGTAATTGCCCACCAGACACTTGATATTGTAATTCTTTAGTTACAGGACTACTAAAGCTATAAGCACCATATATAGTGCTAAACTTAAAAAAGTCTTGTGCTGTTAATGCTCCCATAAATAACACGCAACCAAATAATTGTTTAAACCATCTTGCTAAATATATCATTGAAACTTCCTTAGTTGTATTTCATCAATTTCATCTTTGATTTCCTTGATGATTTTATTTTTATCTAAATTGAAACTTAATCCAGCTTCAAATCTTTTTACTTCTTTACCATATTCAAACATAATTATTGTTGGCACAGAAACTATCTTCCACTCATTTGTAATAATTGCACCATATTCTTTGTCGTCTATACTTGCATTAAACCATACACAATTATTTAAACCATTTAAATCTAACGATGATTTAAAATTCCAATCTGCATTTACTTGAACTATAACGCATTCATCCTGACTCAATAATTGAATCTGTTGTAAATCTTTTAAACTACTTTGAGCATATAAGGGCGATACAGATAAACAAATACCAACCAAATATGAAATACCATATAACCAATTCATCTCTGTACCTCACTTTTGCATTAACATACGTTCTATGTTTTTAACGTCTGTACGCATTTCTTTTTGTTCTTCTTTAATTTCCTGTACATCTTTTTCAGTTTCAATGATTGTGTTTCTAATCATTTGGTCCTTTAAGTCGTACTCAGTTCTACCTATTGGAGGTTCAGGTAATTCTTTTGCTTCTTTAATATCTGCTTGTAATGTAAACCACATACCTACTACTAACACTAAAGTAGTTGCTAATGATATTAATGTTTCTAAACTTAATGTAAATTTACTGTCTTTACTCAGTTCTGCCACTTTTTTTTCCTTCTTTCTTTTTTTTATTAAATATTATGTCCCAACGCTTCGCATATTCTTTTTGAGATATACCTATATTCCTAGGTTTATCTCCTTTTCCTACTCCGTTGGGACCCCTAAACACTTTTTATTAACCCTTTATTTTCTTGTATTCAACAATATCTGCTTTAAGTTCAGTTACTTTTGCTTCTGCAACTACTAAGTTTGCTTCTGCTTGTGAAATTGCTTCATCTGCTGATTTTGATTCAGTCCAATCTACCACAGATACATCTTTACCTGCTTCATCTTTCATTGAACGAAGATGTTTGATTTCAACCATTTTAACTGCACTTGCTGACTCTACTGCTTTTTCTGCTATTTTCTTAGCCATTTTTCTCTCCTAGTTTGAGTTTGAGTTCATCTATTTCACACTTCATTTCTTGAATTGCTTTTACTAAATACATATTCAAGTCGTGAGGTGTAAATTGTTTTAAGTCATCGTAGATAACTTTACCATCTACAACTAATTCTTTTTCAGATGTTACTGCATCTGGAAAAACTTCTTCATACTCTTGAGCAATAAAAGAGTTATATCTTTGTGAGCCAGAAAGTTCTGGGTTTGCTTTTAAATAATCTTCTGTATAATTAAAGGAAACTGGTCTTAGTTTCAGTATTTTATCTAAACCATTTTCTATATTCTCTACATTAGTTTTAATTCTTTTATCAGAAGTGTTAGTCCAAGCTGTTCCTGTGCTTAGTCCTGCAGTTCCAACTACGTCTATCTTATGTGCAGGTGATGAAGTTCCTATCCCAACTCTTTCTGCACTTGCATCAATATAAAGAAGATTGTCATTAGTATCTCCACAGAAATTAAAATCTCTATCTCTATTATCTTTATTAAAAAATGATACTCTTGGGTCTGAACCTGATGAAGAAATTTCTAACATATTCTCTCCACCAGAATAAATATTTAATATATCTCCAGAACTTTGTTGTATATAAGTATTACTACCGCCATCTAAGAAAAGTTTCTGAGTTTCAGGTACTGCAAGTCCATTAGTAAAAGAACAAGCAGCACTATTGTCTGTCAAGAAAGTTGTAACACCACTATCAGCTACACTAATTTGTAATCTTGTAGAAGCATCATAAGCTATACTTGCTTGATTAGCACCAGTGCTTAGTACTGTAAATTTATTACCAGGTGATGAAGTTCCTATTCCGACATTTTGAGAATTATTAATAGTCATAGCAGTAGTATTATTGGTATTTAGGTGCAGACTTGCATTAGCAACATTATTAATAAATAATGCTCCTGTTCCATTTTGAACTGACGAATTACTACCATCGTGATATATTAATAAATCATCACTTGCACCAAGTTTTAATTGTTTGCTATCGCTTGGTATTCTTAAATGTTGTGCTACATCAACATTGGTTGCACTACCATCTAATGTTAGGTAGGCAGTTACTCCACCAGAACCATCATCACAACTCAATATTAAATCTTGGTCATCTTTTTGATTTCTAATATGAAGGTTTCCAGTTCCACTATGGTCAATATAAGTATTACTTCCATCGTGATAGAATATTGCATCTGCAGCTTCTCCAACTTGTAGTTGTTCACTATCGTCAAATCTTAAATCTTTATGAGCTTTAATTCTAACATCTCCACCATCTAATGTTAGATAAGCAGTAGTTCCTCCTGAACCATCATCAGTACTAAATATAATGTCTGCATCAGTAGCTTCGTTTCTTATCTTGGTATCTCCATTAGCATTTCTGATATATAAATCATCATTAGTTCCCTCGTAGTAAATATAAGCGTCTGAGTGTGAGCCGAAGTATGCTTTTACATCATCGTTCCAGTATGTATTTTTGTGCATAGATATTAATGTAGCACTACCATCTAATGTTAAGTAAGCAGTTTCTCCACCACTACCATCATCAGACATTAATATTAAATCACCATCATCAACTTGTTGTACAATGTGCATAGTTCCAGTTCCATTATAGATATAAGAATGTCCACCTGTGTGCTTCATATACATATCAAGACTATTACCAGCACCTAATAATATATCATCTCCTACTCTTACATAGTCTGTTCCACCCTCAACCATAGTTAGCATTTGTTGTCCACCAACTACAAAGTCTAATGTATCTGCTGATGCTTCATAAATATAAGTATCACCACCACCATCAAAGTAAAGTTTTTTGGTAGCAGTAAGTTTTACATCTTGTGTTATGTTTACAGAAGTAGCACTACCATCTAATGTTAGGTAGGCAGTAGTTCCACCTGAGCCATCATCGGAAAGTAATACTATATCTTTATCGTCAGCATTATTATAAATCTGTAAATCGCCTTTTGTGTTATTAATAACAGCATTGGTATCATCGTGATACATTTCAATATCATTATTTGTTCCAAGCACTAATTTAATACTATCGTTTAATTGTATTTTATCATTTCTTGCATCAATATTAATTATTGAAGTGCTACCATCATTTCTTACATTTATTAATCCACCATCTGTTCCACTATAAATATCTACTGCACCTACTGAACCATTGTGTTCAAATCTTGCAATATCGCCACTTGCACCTTTTACTACAAACTTTTTGCTTGGTGATGTAGTTCCTATACCGACATTACCAGTATGGTCAAGTAACATTCTTTGGTCCATTGTTTGCGATGAAGCAGAGCTATCGGAAGTATAAAATCCTATTCCTACTTTATCTACATCACTATCTGTTTGAACAGATGCAATCGCACTTCCTGTTCTCAATGATGAGCTATCTGCTTTACCAAATCCTAATACTGCTTGAACATTCCCATCTCCATCAGAACCACCACTTCTTAAAAATATTGCTTCTCCTGCGTGAGTATCATTACTTAATGTTGGTGCTGTTGCACTAATAACACTTAAAATATTTCCATCAAAAGTAAGGTTGGCTTCTGCGTTCATAGCGTCTGTACCAGTAGCAGTTACAACATAGTTGTTAGCACCATTAGCCATAAAGTCAGATACATCAACACTTATAGTAGTGCTTGATATATCTATACCAGTTCCTGCTGTGTCAAGTGTTGCGTCTAACTGCGTTTGAATATTTGATGTTACTCCATCTACATAGTTTAGTTCAGTTGGAGTTGCTGTAATTACAGTTGTAGAAACTGCGTTTAATAGTGGAATATATCCACTTGCGTTTAATAAATATTGTGTGTTGTCATCATTGGTAGGGTCAACAATAGATAATATAGTTTCGTTTGCGTCTGCTGTTGCTCCTTCAAATTTAACAGCATTTGCAGCGTTCATTGTAACTGTATCTACTGTAGTAGTTGTTCCTGCTACGGTTAGTTTAGGAACTAATAATTCTCCTGTGCT